AGAGCTTCTTGGAGAACTTCTCGCCGGTCTCGTCGGGGTCGAGGCCGACGAAGACCTTGGTCGGTCCGTCCAGCATCTGCACCAGACCGTCGGGCCATGAGCCGGCGCCGGGCAGGCCCACGATGGCCAGCCCCTCTGTGAACGGGCGTTCAGACGCGGGCGCCCTCTCGATCGCGGACTCCACCGCCAGGGCGTCGAGCTCGCCCTCGGTGATGAGCACCCGGTCGGCCCCGAACAGGGTGTCGGAGTTGTAGAGCCGGACGTGGTCGCCGCCCGCGGTGAGGTACTTGCCGTCCACGAACTTCGCGCGGATCTGCACGACGCTGCCGTGGGAGAAGTAGGGGATCGTGATGCAGTCGTTGAGGAACTCGCGTCCGCTCGGGCTGACGATGCCCGCCTCGACGAGCGCGACGTAGCCCTTGAGCTCATCGCGCATCGGGATCATCTCGGAGATCCCGACGTTCTTGGGGACGTAGCCGAGCTTGTGCTTGCGGATGACCTCGTCGGTCAGGCCGCGGTCGAGCAGGTACTGGTACTTCTTCTTGTTCGCGATCAGGAACTCGTGGGCCAGCTGAGCAACCTCGCCGAGGATCTTGCGTCGCAGCATCGGGTCCGCGCCGACGGTCTTGACCTCGTCGGGGTCGCCGAAGTGCTCCAGCAGGGTCTTGCGGTTGCCGGCGGCGTCGCAGCGCTTGCACGAGTAGAGCCACGACTCGGTGTTGAGGTAGAGCTTGCCCTTGCCCTTGGGGTCGCCGTCCGGGCACCACGGGCAGTGGATGGTGACCTCGGCGCCCGCGGCGCGGTGGACCTGGAGGCCCTTGGCTGCGAGGTAGGCGGAGAGATCGGTCTCGGTCGTCATCGGCGGTAGGGCCTCGCTTCGGAGGCGGGCTTGACTGCGGATGCGGGCAAGGTCACGGCGTGCACGACGTGGACGGGGTAGGCCAGCTGGCCGAGGAGGTTCATGTCGGTGCCGGGGTCGACGACGTGGCCGATGCCGCCGCGGTCCACGAGCGCGAGGGGGCGCTGCGGCTGGACGTCGTCCATGCCGGGCCACCAGCCGCCAAGGACCTGACGCAGGGTGTCGGCGTCGTCGATCTTCGCGAGCCCGAACAGGTGCGGGCCGCGGGTCTCCGTGCGCATGGTGGCCTCAGGCATGCTCGGCCACCAGCTCGTAGTTCTTGCGCAGGTACGAGCCGTAGGTATTGCCTCTGCGCTTGGGGTTCTCGACGTTCGCCCACGTGGTGTCGTCCCACGTGGCGTTGTAGGCGGTGATGCGGATCTTGCGCTTGCCGTCCCGGCTGGCCCAGATCTGGCCGATCCGGATCTTCTGCTCAGCCATGCCTCATCTCCTCGATGTCGTGGACCGTCGCGCGGCGGACCTTCTTGGTGGTGTGCAGCTCGCGGGTGAAGCCGTAGAGCCCCTTGGCGTCCTGGATGTCGAGGGCCCAGACGAGTTCTCGGGTCTCCTGGTCGAGCCAGCGGGTAGTCACGACGTACGGGTACTTCCCGTCCGCTCGCTGTCCTGCGAAACGCGGCATGCTGCTTCCCTTCTGTGGAGTGGTGCCGCCCGGAGTCGAACCGGGATCTCCTCGCCGACCGGGGTAGCGAGGGCTCTGCCGTTGAGCTACTGGCACCTGCCCGCGACGCCCCTCTCTCTGAACAGCCCCGAACAGGAGAGGGGGCGACGTCACGGGAGCTAGAGGACGGTGACGACCTCGTCTTCGATCGGTCTTCCGTCGTTGGCGTCGAGCCACGGCTGGACGTGCTCGATGTGATCGAGCGCGAACCGGACCAGGACGCGGAGGTTGTCGGCGCGCCGGCCGTAGGGGAGTCCGTCGATCTGGGCGGCCTCCTCGGAGGTGACCCGAGTGGCCAGCGCGACGACCTTCTTCGTGGCCATCAGAACGGGGGCTCGTCGGGCTGGTAGGCGTCGATCGGGAACACGTCCGCGACCGGCGTCTTGTAGAAGAACTCGCCGGGCGAGCCCTTCTTCTCCTCCTTGATGTTCTCGACCGTGATGATGCACGGCAGGCCGAGCAGGTCGTCGGTGTCGAGGCCCTCGCCGAGCTCGAACTCCGAGCCCCGCAACGTCTCGGCCCACTGGCGGACCTTGTTGTCGGGGGGGTTGGTCAGCTTCGGAGCGGTGTCGCCCCATGCCCGCAGGCCGGCGTAGTCACCGTCGGTGATCTGGAACTCCCAGACCCACTTGGTGAAGGTGGCCGGCTCGCCCTTCTTGTTGGTGTACGGGTAGGACTCCTCCTTGACGGAGGCGAGCATCGCGGGGAGCGGTACGTCCTTGGGGAGCTTCCACTCGTCCTCGTGCTCCATGGTGCTGCTGGGCATGGCTCTACTCCTTGGTGCTGGGCATGAGCGCCGGCACGGTGCCGGTCGCGTAGGCGTGGTCGATCTGAGGGACCACGAGGTCGCCGACGGTGTGGCCGCCGGGCAGGAGGAAGTGGGCGAGGAACTCCTCCTCGAACGTGACGATCCCGGCCTCGACGGCTTCGAGCTTCGCCTTGATGACGAGCGCCAGGGCGCGCCACCGCTGCTTGATGGCCTGCTCGAACGCGGCCTCGGCCTGCTCCTCGCTGCGACGCCAGCCGCGTTCGGGCGTGTGGGTGAACTCGCGGGCTCCCCGGTCGGGCATGGGGAGCATGAAGCGGACCTGGCGCTCGTTGACGATGAAGCCGAGCACCGCTGCCTCGCGGTCCCAGCCGTACATGAACGACTCGGCTCCGTAGCGGGCCAGGGTGCGCTCGATCTCGGCGCGGGACTTGTCGGAGGAGACCGTCGTCTTCTCGGCGTAGCGGGTCACGTCGACACCAGGTAGGCCTCGGTGTTGGCCGCGAACGAGGCCGCCCAACGCCACTTGTTGAGGACGTACTGCTCGAAGTCGTGCTGCTCCAGCTCGACGGTGTCGTTGACCTCCCACTCGACCATGCCGATCGCGGTGTCGAAGTCGGCCGTGTGGTCCTCGGGAACAGGCAGCGAGAACATCCGTCGGATCTCGCCGCCGGCACGCGCCTCCTCCAGCGCGCGGTCGAGCTCGGCGATCATCCGCTCGCGGTAGTGCTCCTGGGCCTTGAGGAAGATGTCGCGGTGGCTCTCGCGGTTCTCCACGAGCGCAGCGAGCAGCCGCTCCTTCGGCACGGTGATGGTGTTCATGACGCCTGCCGAGCGGCGAAGTCGTCGTCGCAGAGGTAGGTGCGGTACTTGACCACCGCGATCTGCGCCTTGCCGGCGTTCTCGGGGGTGAGCACCACGCCGCAGCCGGGGACCGGGTCGTGCTTGCCGATCATGGAGGCCGGCTGGTCGCCGCAGTGCTTCGGCGCCTTGGCCTCAGTGGGAGCAGGGGTCGGCTTGCTCGCGGCCTCGACCTTCTCGCGGGCCTCCTTCTCGACGTCGACACCGCCGAGCTCGGCCTTGACCAGAGCCTCAGCCTCGTCCGCCTGGTCGTCATCGTCGGTCGACATCGGGTCAACGTCCGTTGAGTCGGGGGTCGCCTGGTCGCCGGCGTCTTCAGCTGCCGGCGGGGTCTTCTCCTCAACGGGCGTTGCGACGGCATCGTCTGAGCTCGGCGCCGGCGTCTCCTTGGCCGGCTCGTCGGCGGGCGTTGCGGCCTTCGCCGGCGCGGCCTTCTTGGTGGTCGCCTTCTTGGCGGCGGCCTTCTTCGCCGGGACCTTGGGCTCCTCGACGGGGCCGCCCTTCTCGTCGGGCCCCGGCACCACGGCGCCGTCGCCCTCGACGGCAAGCGTCTCCAGATCACGCGACTTCGGAAGGTCGTCGAGCCCCTCGGTGATCTTGTTGAAGATCCGCCAGTAGTCGTCGGGCGTGAAGGTGACGTCGGTGAAGCGGGGCAGCTTGTTGGAGCGGTCGCGCAGCGTGGGGTACTTGGGCTCGGAGTGCCAGCGGATCTGGCGGACGCGCATGCGCTCGCCCTTCTTCTCCGGGTCGGCCATGTAGGACTGCTCCATGTGGCCGATCAGGTCGAAGTCCTGGAAGATCGCGTCCTTGATGTCGCCCTTGAGGCGGGCCTTCTGGACGAGGGTCTGGGTCTCTCCGTCGTCCTCGGTGGCGTCCTTGGTGTGGAGGTTGACCACCACGTTCATCGGCAGGTTGAGGATGGCCTCGATGAGGCCGATCATCTTGCCGTCGAGCCAGCCCCAGTCGGCCCAGCCGGACAGGGACTCCTTCTTCTCGGCCTTGAGTCGCTCCTGGATGAGCTTGCGCTGGTAGGAGTCGAAGGTGTCGATGATGAGCGTCTCGTACTTGCGGGACGCCGCGGGCTTGAGGCACTCGCGCCGGAGCATGTCGAGCGCGGCGTCCATGTCGCCCGAGGTGAGGACCTCGGCGTAGGGGATGCCCATCGAGGCGACCGAGAGCCGGCCCTTCTCGCAGTCGAGCAGCAGGGGCTTGGGCCACTGCGCGGCGAACGGGGTCTTGCCCACACCGTGGTCACCCATGATGAGCGCCTTGAGGTAGGCGCCCCCGTTCTTCCCGAGGAAGTCCTCGAACCCGGTGGTCTTGATGATGAGCGGCATGTCTCTCCTTCTCAGGCGTTCTCTGCGACGGCCTGCTGGAGAGCGAGGCCGAGGGTGTTGAAAGGTGGGTGGTCCTGCGGGTAGCTGCGCGGGTGGTTGACCCGGGCGAGCGTCTTGGCGATAGCCGTGCGTCGGGCGTCGGCCTCGGCGTAGCCGGTCCTGCGAGGCTTGATCGCGCTCATGGCGCGCCGGCCTCCTCGTCCGGGAGTCCGACGCCTCCGCAGGTGGTCCTGAACGGGCAGTAGCGGCAGACCTCGCCGGTGGTGTTGATGGCGTAGACCTCGGCCTCGCAGGCGCGCACGTAGGCGTCGACCGCGAGCATCAGGCGGGCGTAGTCGCGGGCGTTACGCCACCCGCCGTCGGCCCACTTGTTCTCCTTGAGGTTGATCCACCGGAAGCGACGCGAGGCCAGCGGCAACTCCCACTGAGAGCCGCTGTGGAGGCGATAGCCCCAGCTGGAGAACACCTCGTCGAGACGCCCGATGGTCTCGGCGGGAAAAGCCTCCAGCGCCTGCATCCCCGACTCGGTCCAGCCGAGCCAGAACTCCGGGGTCGTGCTCGCCCACGCGTACGCCGTGCCCTGCATGTTCCAGCGCAGGTAGGTGGGCTGCTTCCCGGTCTTGTTGTCGTCCAGCGAGAGGTACGGCTTGCGGTTGACCTTGCGGATCGAGATCCGGTCCACGGTCCCGGTGAGCGTGTGCGTCCGGCCGGCGATCGGCATGGGGACGGCGAACTGGTACTCCAGCCCGAGCAGCCAGGACTCGTCCTTGCGCAGCAGGTCGTAGTGGTCCTTGATCGTGCGCCGGCCGCGCTCGCGGAGCCCGCCGTAGGTCTCGCGGGGGAGCCACTCGGTGATGCGGCGCACGCCGGGCAGGCGCTCGATGTTCTCGGGCTGCCAGTAGAACTCGAAGGTGCTCAGGCCGATGTCGACGGCGTCCTCGCGGCCCTCGTGCATCGCCTGCTCCATGAGCATGAGCGCGTAGTGCACGACCGAGCCGAACTCGGTGGCGGAGAGGGCGTGGGGCTGCGGTGCCGCGGGGTCGTGCTTGGCCTGGTCGTCGTAGATCTTCTGGGCCTGGCAGCGCGACCACGAGGAGAGGTCGGACTGGCGGATCAGGTAGCCACCGAGCCCGTTGGGCCGGAGGAAGTTCCCGGTCAGCGGCGTGATCTCCGGGAGCAGCTGCTTGTCGCTCATGCGCCCTCCTGCTCCCGCTGCATCGCGGCGAGGCGGGCCTCGGGGTGCAGGACCATCTGGACCTCGGCGGTGGTGACGTCGGTCTCCGGGTCGTAGGCGGCGTCGGTGCAGACGAGGTACTGGCCGTCGACGTCGGGCCCCATGACCTTGCCGATCAGGCCGGTGCGTCGCTGCGGGTCGTAGACCGCGGAACGATCTCCGCGGTAGTGGAGCGGCATGGCTCTCCTCGGGCTGTTGGAATGGCGGGAAATGCAAAAAGGCGGCTCATCGCACAGCCGTTTCTGGCTATGCGATGAGCCGCCTTACGAGCCCTCTGGCTCGACGCGACAGGCGATCTGCCCCTCGTGGGGCGATCCCTAGGACACTTCAGGTCCTGATGTTCAGTTGTCCCAGTTCGCTACCGCGATCCGAGTCGTGTGGTGACGCTAGACGTCGCCACCGACAGTCCGCAAGGACTTCTCGCGACGAGTTGCCCGGGTGTCACTTCGTGACGTCCTTCGCGCCCGGAGGCTGCTTGGAGCGCCACAGGTCCATGACCAGCTGGACGGGTCCGTCGACGTAGCGGGCCTCGACGTTGCCCTGGTTGAAGAACAGCGCGAGGCAGCCAATGGTGCCTGATTCCTGAGTGTCAAGAGCGTGATCGACGGCCTTCCTGGATAGCGGCTTGAGGTTCTCGAACAGGTGCGCGGACACAGGTCTTCCTCCCCGAAAGGTTGATGGGTGTGCGTGCGTGGGAGCACGGCAGACCCCCCCGAACTGGTCATGCACCCGATCGCCCGGGGTTCCGGATGTGAACTCCGTGTGAACCGCGGTGGGCGATGACTCGAACGTTACGCGCCAAACATTCCGACGCCATATGGGAAGTCTGGGCCATCTTGTCCATAGCCCAGACGGGCCATTTGGGTCCAAAGCCCAACTGCGTGTCGGTTCTTGGTCTGCCCGGGGTGTGGTGGTAGTGGAGGACGCGCCCGATTGGAGCCGTGTATGGCGGAGGCTATGCGGTGGTCGGAATGGCGTCCTCATCGTTGTCCGAGAGGTCCTTGATGGCCACGGCGGCGAAGGTGAAGTAGTGCTTGATCGGCAGCGCGGTGTCGGGGACCGAGCTCGGGGGAGTGAACGGGAACACCACCGAGACGGCGACCCAACAACCGGTCCAGTTGCCCTGGTCGTCGGTGTCCCACGAGGTCACGTAGCCCGTGCACTGGGGCAGGCTCGGGGTGCCCGCCGGGGTGTTGCCGCCGGACTCGAAGCCGTAGTCGTCTGCGTCGTCGAGGTCGACCTCGGAGCAGAACATCGGGAATGGCTGCTCGATGAATGTCAGGCCGAAGTCGATTCGCTTGGCGAACGCGAATGTACCGGCGCCCTTGGTTCGGACGTGGCAGTTGGCCATGGCCGGCCCGCCCTTGTTGGCAGCGTCACGGGCGAGGTCGGTCTCGCGCTGGGCAAGATCCTGGTCGACCACTAGTTCTCACCGCCCACGGCAGCGAGGTAGTTGCGGGTGGCGGGCTGCATCTGGTCGGGGTCGACGACGAAGGCGGTGTCGATGTCGGGGCCGAGCCAGTGGGTCTCCATGGTGTAGTCCCACGTGCCGGCCTCCATGTCGAGCGCCGAGCTGATGCCCAGGACGTAGTGGTAGAAGGTCTCGTTGGTGGTGCGCTCGAAGATCCGGCACTGGTCGTCGATCTGGATGGCGGGGTTGCCCCAGATCGTGACCCGGGAGCGGCGGTAGTCGAACATCTGGCGCGCGGCGATGAGGTCGCCGGCCACCAGCGCCTGGGTCTTGTTCTTCCAGTTCTCGTCGAGCCAGCCCGCGACCCGGCGCAGGCCGGTCTTGGGCAGCGGGGAGTAGCCGCGGACCACGGCGCCGAAATGCCCGTTGGCAGCTCCCACGAAGATCCGCTCGCGCAGGTTGCGGCTGCTGTGCCGGGTCTCGTACTGGAGGAGCGTCTCGTCCTCGTCGATGGTGACCCACTCGGTGGTCCGGGTCGGGTTCCGGCGGGTGCTCTTGTGGTCGCGGGTGACGAAGTTGCCGGGGCTCCAGATGTTGGCGCGACGGAACACCACGCCGCCGGACTCGTCGATCATGAACTGGTAGCCGACGATCTCGCGGACCTTCTGGATGGCCGTCATCAGCGGCTGCTTGTCGAACTGGTCGGCGGTCAGGTCGGCGATGCCCGCCGTGCCGGTGTTCTCCAGCGTGCCCCAGATCCGGCCCTTGGTGAGCGCGGCGTCCCCGCTGGCGTAGGTGTAGTGCACGCGGTCGGCCGGGTCGTGGGTGTCGCGGAAGTTCTGCCAGTTGTCCTGGTCGTCGGGCGGCCACCACCAGCCCGACCATGCGCAGACCCACCGGACGATGTCGGTGAAGTCGCGGTAGTTGCCGACCGCCTGCGACACGGGGCCGGTGCCGAAGCCGAGGCTGGCCACCGAGCTTGCGGTGTAGAACTCGACCTCGCGCAGGCCGGCGCGCCACGGGTACTTCTCGCCGGTCATGTTGCGCAGCCGGGTGAGGGTGATGCGAACCTTCTTGATGCCCTCGTACTTGCGCCGGAAGGTGAGCGTGGTGGCCACGCCGCCGCGGTCGACGACCTCGGTGTGCGCGAAGGGGATGTTGCCCTGGATGTCGACGCTGCTGATCTCGCCGAGGGTGTCGTCGGTGCCGTGCCCGTTCATGGTGCCGTAGCCGTAGGGGATGTCGCGTCGGCCAACCCAGTCGGTGCCGTCGTAGAGGCTGACGTAGACCTTGTACGGCCCGCCGAACGGGGTGATGCGGACGGCGGCGATGTTCTGGGCGGTGGTGAAGTCCATCTCCCACCAGACGAAGTCCTCGGGGCTGACCTGCCCCGTGGAGAGCCAGTAGTCGCTGGCGGAGCTGGAGAGGGGAGCGCGGTCGCCGTGGCCCTGCACGGAGCCGTTGGGCTGAACGTAGGTGGGGACGTCGACGATCCCCTCGCCGACGTACTTGTCGTTCGAGCTTGAGGTCTGGCCGCCGGGCTTCCGCCAGTTGCCGCCGGTCGCGGTCCGGGCCTGAACGGTCTGGGTGGCGATCTTGGACCAGGTCATGGGGTAGTCGGCGTAGGGCACGATCGGCGGGAAGCTGATGTGGTCGAGCAGCAGTCGGCCGAGGTCGCGCATGGACACGCTGATGTCGCCGTTGGCGTCGTAGCTCACGTCGTCGATGAGCCAGGTGCCGCTGATGTAGAGGTTCTCGTCGTCGCCGGGTGCGACGTCGAAGTCTGCGCCGTAGCCCTCGTAGGTGCGGACCATCCGGTCAGGCATGACGAAGTTGGTGTAGTGGTTCTCGTCGTAGCCCCAGCGTGCAGTCGCCTCGGTGTCGCGCCCGCGGTTGTAGGCCAGGAAGCCGCGCAACTCGAAGTCGTCGGCGTTCTCGCCGGTGGAGCCGATCGGCACGATCTGGGTGTTGGCGATCGTCAGGGTGCAGGTGGCCACGTCCTGGTCGGTCGAGCGGTTCCACTCGCAGCGCTTGAGGTTGGGGATCTCGCGCGGGGCGCCGCCGTGGCCGAACAGGATGCTGCGGTAGAAACCGACCCGGGTGTGGTGGTTGTCGTAGTCGCCGCCGGGCTCGTCTTCGGTGTTGTAGCGCCACTTGCCGAGGTAGATCCGCTGGGTGGTGGCGCGCACGACCGGCCGGGTCGGTCCGGCCTTGATCTCGCCGCGCCACGCTGCGTCGGTAGCGGAGGTTACGACCCTCACAGCTCCTCCAGCAGCTTCGACTTGATGGTGTAGCGCCAGCGCTTCGGCGCCCTCGGGATGGGACTTCGGTCGGTGGGGATGAACTCGGTCAGGTAGACCCGGAACTGCCGGCCGACGTGGTCGGTGACGATGACGGCGTTGCGCTTGTCGACCCACTCCACGAGGGAGTCGTAGAAGGCCTGGGAGCGGACGACGCCGGAGAAGGTGAGCTCGCGCTCGCGCTTGGTGCCCTCGGTCGAGGTGACGCCGTACCGGTTGCGGCTGTGGGTGAGCGTGCGCTGCTCGCCGATGCCGGTCATGGCGTTGGGGTTGATCGCGAACGTGAAGGTCTCGGAGGTGATCGGGTCGTGGAAGGTCCAGCGCTGGGTCATGGTGGCTCCCCTCCTAGGTCGGGAGGACGAAGGTCTGGTCGACGATGTCGAGGGCCATCCGCCAGTCGGCGGCCCAGTCCTGCGGAGAGCCGTCGTCGAGGATCTGGCGCTTGCGCGGGGTGATGTCGAGAGAGGTGATCGCGCACTTCCATGCCCGGCCGCGGTGGTCGATGACGTAGATCCGGCGGTTGAGTGCGGCGTAGGCCTTGAGCTTGGTGTGGAACTCCTCATCGGGGCAGTAGCCGGCCAGGGTCCATGGGGCGACCTCGACGGAGCTCTCGGAGACGTGCCGCTTGCCGGTGCGCGGTGAGGTGGTCGAGCGGACCAGGGCGACCTTGGTGAGGTGCGGGTTGCTCATGCTCGTGGGGTTGACCGGCATCACCCAGGAGCCGAGGCCGGCGGGCTGGAGGTCCTGGAGGACCCACCGGCCGGTCGACCCGGTGATGAGTACCGGCGGGGCGTCGACTCCGGGGTCCGCGGTGCCTCCGGCGAAGCCGCCAATGACGATGGTGCGCTCGTCGGTGCCGTGGCTCGCGGAGGTGGCGCGGAAGGGTAGGGAGCCGGTGACGCCGGGGTAGGGGATGAAGATGTCGACGGGCCCGACATCGCCATTGACGTCGGAGGTGACGGTGGCGACGTCGATCCAGCTCGTGCCGTCGTTGAGGGCGAACGTAACGTCCTCCAGAGGGGCCGCTCCCTGCACGAACACGCCGAGCGTGCCCTCGCCCTCCTCCAGCTCGCTGTCGCCGTCCACGAAGCCGAGCGCGATGGGGTAGGTCGCGTTGGGGTAGCCGGCCGGAATGGTGATCCGGACGGCCTGGGAGACGCCGGTGTGCGTGGCCACCTACAGCACCTCGAACAGGACGAACCCATCGGCGGCCACGACGTAGGTGAAGTTGTCGGCGCCGCCGAGGGCGACGGCGGGGAAGACGTCGGCTGCGATCAGAACGTCCGTTGCGGGGTCGCCGGTGTCGACGTACAGCACGACGGCGCTGATGCTGTCGACGGTCAGAGTGAGGGTCCCGAAGTCGATGTCGTCGACGATGAGGTGCACGTCGCCGGGGGCGGTGATCGTCAGGCCGGTGACGGCCACGCCTCCGGCGGTGTAGCCGGTGCCGGCGACCTCGAAGGCGGTGACGTCGGCGCGGAAGGACTGGGTCGCGTTGTCCTGGACGTAGTCGGTGCCGCCGGTGTCCTTGCCGAGGAGCATGGCCTTGACCGTCGCGCCGGTGAGCGCGTCGTTGACGGTGGTGTAAACCCAGTTCGTGTACGCGCTCATCAGCGGTGCCTCGATGCGGTCGTGGTGGTGGTGGCGCGGTCGCCGAGGATCTCCTTGAGGACCTTCCGGACGGCGCCGATGTCAGCGCCGCTGATGAAGATCTGGTTGGTCTGCTGGCCGCCACCGTGGATCGGTGCGACCGCGCCGTTGGGCAGGAACGGATCGCTGGAGTGGTTGGTGCCGCCGACCGCGGTGCCATAGACCTCCTGGACACGGCGCTGGATCTCGTAGGGCGTGGGGAGCTTGATGTCGCCGAAGTTCCACTGGCCCTGCATGGCGTCCGCGGCCTGCTTCATCAGCTGGTCGATCTGGTTGAGCTCCTGCTGCTGCTGGTAGGTGCGGTGCTTGACGGCCTCCAGCCGGTCGTGCTCGTGCTGGAGGTAGGACAGGTACTTGGTGTGGCTGATGCGGCCGAGCTCGTCGGCGGTCTGCACGGCCTCCAGTCGCTGCTGGAACTTGGTGCTCTCCGCGTCGGCCTGGGCCTGCTGGAGTGCGACCCGGTCGGCGGCCAGCTGGTCCGGCGCGGCGCCGGAACGGGCGTCGGCGCGCATCTGGGCGGCGGCGGCCATCACGGCGGCGCGGGCCTGGGTGAGCGGGTTGGTGATGTCGTGGCCGAGCAGGTACAGGTTCTGCCGGTAGGCGATGATCGCGTCGGACAGTTCCTGCTGCGCCTGGTAGAGCTGGCCGAGCGCGTTGAAGTAGGCGACGGAGCCCTTCTTGGCCTCGTCCATCGCCACCTTGGCGGCGTAGATGTCGGCGCGGGCCTTGGCGATCTGGCCCTGTCGGCGGATCGCGTTGGCCTGGGCGGCGGCCACGGAGCGGTCGGCCGCGGTCTCCTTGGGGCCGACACCGGTGCCCGTGTAGACGTTGCCGGAGTCGTCGGCGCTCGCGGTGGTGTTGAGCACGTCGAGCAGGTCCTGCAACGGGTTGGCGGTGCTCTGCTGGCCGGGCTTGGTGTAGTCCCCGGCGAGGTTGGCGACCAGCGCCGCGGACTTGGCCTCGGCGGCCTGTGCGGCCTGTGCGACGGCAGCGGCCTCGCGGATCACCTTCTTGGCGATGGCGATGGCGTCGTCGCCGGCCTGGCCGATGATCTGGGCGAGGAGGTCGGGGTCGTTGGCAGCGGCGGCGGCGCGCAGCTCCTGGACCAGGAAGTGCCGGCCGACGTTCCGGGCCTCGCCGCGACTCTGGGCGTCCTCCTGGGCGGCCTTGCGCAGGGCCTCGAAGCGGCTGAACTGGGCCTCGGCCAGGGCGTTCTGCGCGTCGCGGAGATCCTTCTGTGCCTCGGCGTTGTTGGTTCCGCCAGAGGTGTGCCGGATGTAGCGCTCGATGGCGCGGACGTTGGCGCGCGCCTGGTCGATGCGCCCGTTGTAGTCGGTCTGGGGCAGGTCGTCGATGGCCTTCTGGCCGATCTCCAGCGCCTGGTCGGCGAGAAGGGTGAGCTCACCCTGCGTGAGGTTGACCGCGTTGCCGGTCTGGACGGCGCTGTCGCGCAGGTTGTTCAGGAACGCGGTGGCCTGGTCGATCAGGCCCTTCTGGATGGTGTCGTAGTCGCTCGCCTTGAGCTTGCCGTCGCTGGCGTTGATGACGTCCTGCGCGCCGGTGCCGACGATCTGGCTGGCGAGGGACTTGACGGTCTCGGGGTCGAGGTCGGCGAAGGAGGTGATCTGAGAGAGCGCGGCCTGCAACCGCTTCTGGACGCCGCCGCCCGCGAACGCCTGGGAGTAGACCTCCTTGGTGATGTCCTTGGTGTCGATCGGCCCGCCGTAGAGGCCGAAGGACGCGCCCTTGAACCAGCGGTTGACGTCCTCGCCGGCCGCGCTCGGCTTGGTGCCGATCGCGATGGCGGGGTTGGCGATGAACTGTGCGGTCAGCGCGTCGGCGTTCTGCGCGGCGATCACGTCGGGGTGGAAGTTGGCGGCGGCGCGAGCTGCGGCGTCACCGCTGCGACCCACGCTGGCGGCCAGAGCGTCGAACTGCTGCTTGGCCGTGCCGCCGGAGCGAGCGATCGTGTCGAGTGAGGACTTGAGCGACTCCTCGTCGAACCCGGTGATCGCGGCGGTGCGCGGGTTGACGGTGGCCTGGCTGTACTTCTCGATCAGCGCGGCGTTGGCCTCGGCGCGCTTCTGGTCGGCCTCGGCAACCTCCTTCTGTGCGCGCAGCTGGTCGGCGGTGGACTGGCCGCCGAACAGTCGGTCGCCGATGTTGTGGAGGCGGTCGAGCCGTCCGTCGGTGGCCTTGTTGAGCTGGTCGGCGATCTGCTTGGCCTGGGCAGCACGAGCACGCTGGCCCTCGGCGGAGGTGAGGTCGGAGTCGCCGAGGTTGCTGCGGTAGTCGGTGTACGCGGAGCCGGCCTGGGCCTGCTCGCGTCGCACGGCGCTGGTCTTGTTGATGAGGACGAAGTCGGCGATCGCGGCGGCGGTGAGGCCGAGACCGGCGAGGTTGCCGGTGATGATCCCGCCCGGGCTGGCCTTGCCCCCCGCGATCGAGGCGGCGGTCGCCTCGGCCTCGGCGGTGGCCAGCGCGAGCTGGGCCTCGGCCTCGGCGGCGGCGGCGGTGCCAGCGGCGGCGGTGGCCTCGCTCTGACGGATCAGGGCCGCGGTGTGGGCGTCGGCGGCTGCGGCGGCCTCGACCTCCACGGCGGCGAGTCGCTCGGTACCGGCGATGCGCTTCTGGTTGAGGGTGTCCTGGAGTGCGGCCCGTGAGCCGGGCGCGCCGTAGAGCCGGAGTGCGGAGGCCTCCAGTCCGGCCTCGGCGGTGGCAATCATCGACCCGAGCGCGGCGACGTTGGCTTCGGCGATCGCAAGCTCGGCCCCGGTGGCGGTCGCGGCCGAGGTGGCGGCAGCGGCTTCTGCGGCCAGAGCGGCGGCGGTCTCGCTGGCGGCTGCGGCCTCGGCGGAGAGCGCACCGGAGACGGCCGGTGCGGCGCCGGGGGTGAACGAGGGCTTGGCGAACAGGTAGGAGAGCGCCGACCCTCCGGTGGCCTCTCGATTCGCGATCGCGCCGACCTTGGCCGTGGCACTGAGCAGGGCGAGCGCGGTAACGACATCGCGCACCGGACGGGGCAGCTGGTTGAAGACGTTGAGGACCTCAGTGAGGCCGCCAACGACGTCCTTGGTGGTGATGGCCAGGACGCCGAGGTCGTCGAGGAGTCCGCTCTTGCCGAGGGCGTTGGCGAAGTCGCGGAGCTGACCGACCAGCTCCTGGATCTGGCCGCCGATGTTGTTGAGGCGCAGGTCGACCGAGGTCTGGAGCGAGCCGGGGGCCTTGGTCCGGGCGTCCTCTGCGGCCTTCTGCACCTCGTCGAAGGAGTTGAGCAGGGCGATGACGGCGTTCTGGACCTTGCCGCGCCCGAAGGCGGCGCTGATGTCGTCGCGCTCCGAGGGGCGGGTGCGGTAGATGTCGGCGAGGGCACGGAACTGGGTGGCGAAGTCGGCGTTCTGGTTGATGCCGTAGCGCTGCGCGAGCCCGGTCAGGGAGCCCTCGCCGGCGCGGGAGAAGATCTGCGCGAGGTAGCCGCCAGTGGCCGACGAGGTGGCGCCGGTGCGGGCCTGGATCACCGCGGCGATCGCGGAGACCTCCTCGGGCGAGAAGCCCGCGGCCTTGCCCACCGTGCCGGACTGGGCGACGGCGTCGATGGTGTTGCCCTGCTGGACGCCGAAGCGGTGCGAGAAGTAGGCGTCGAGGTCGCTGATGTACTGCTGGCTCTGGTAGCCGAGCCCGTAGGCCTGGCCGACCGCGGCGAGGTTGGCCTGGATGTCCTCAGGCTTCTGACCGGAGGCGAACGCGGTCTGGGAGACGACGCGCGCGGCGGCCTCGCCGACCAGTCGCTGGATCTGGTCGCTGGAGCCGGTGGTGCCGTAGTAGCCCTGGGCCCGCGCGCCGATCTGCGCGCCGAGCGAGGGGCCGAACCCGAAGGGCGAGGAGTACTGGCCGAAGTCCTCGGCCATCTTCTCGGCCTCGTCGCGGGTCTTGCCCGTGGCGAGCGCCAGGTCGGTGACGGCCTGCTGGAACTGGATGCCTTCCTGGAGGGTCTGCTGGAAGGTCTGGGTCAGCCCGAACAGGATCTTGTAGGCGGTGCCGTAGAAGACCGAGAACTTGAAGGCCTGACCGATCTGCTCGGCGAACGGTCGGTCACTGGCGCCCTTGAAGCCGAGGGCGAACTGCTGCCCGATGCCGGGCCGGCTCGCAGGGCCGGGGCCGCCGGCCGTTGCCCGGGCCTCCTCGGCGGCTCGAATGTAGGCGACACGGAGGTTCTCCTCCGCGGCCTTGAGTCCGGACTCGGCCTGCTGGAGGCCGATGCGCGCACCGAAGACCTGCGTGGCCGTGCGGCTCTCGGACTCGGTGACCTCGGCGAGCCGGGCGCGGGCCGAAGCCAGCCGCAGGTCGGCGGCGTTGACGTTCTCCTGAGCACGGCCAACGCGCGTTGAGGGGTCGAAGCTGGGGTAGGGGACCTGCTGCTGGAGCGCCGCGTTGGCGTCGGCCAGCCGGCGCGCCCGGCCGGTCGCGGTGGCGGTCTCGCGCTCGACGCGATCGGCGTCCTTGAGGTAGGCCCCGATGTCCTTCTCGATGGCCTTGTCGAGCCTCGACTGCGCCGCCGCCACGCGGGCGGTCGCCGAGGCGATCGTGCTCTCCTTGATGTTGGCGTCGGAGTACGCCGGGAGCTTGATGCCGGCGAGCGGACCGGTGGACGGGGTCGTGGTCTGGCCGACCCTCCGGGTGACGGACCGCTCGTAGGCCAGCTGGGCAGCGCGGAGCTGGTTGGCCTCGGCGACGAAGCGGTTCGGGCTGGCCTCGTCGAAGGTCCCCTGGAGGGCGCGCCGCCGGGCCTGCGTGAGCGACCGGAACAGGGGGCTGTTCTCCAGATTGGCGCTGAACACGCCGCGCATGGCCTCGTCGAGCTCGCGCTTGAGCTGGCTGCCGAGGCCGCCGAACGCACCGCCCCCGCGACCGACAGCCTCGATCCGCGAGAGGACCTCCTGCATGACGCGCTCGGCATCGGCGACCGCGGTGCCCGGATCGGTCCGGATACCGACGATCGTCTCGAACTTCTCGCTCGCCATGCGCTAGTCCTTGTACTGGAGGGTCAGTTCGTTCTGCGCGAAGTCGCTCTCGGACGCCTTGGGCACCGGTTCCATGTCCGGGTTCTCGCGCCGCTGCTTCACTGCCTCCCACCACTCCTCAAGCCGCTCGGGGTGGTGCCAGATGTCCTCGTCGGGTACTTCGGCTTCCGGCAGCTCGGCATACCCGAGGATCACCAGGGCTGCGTTGATCGCGAGGATCAGCTCGTAGGGGGCTCGGGTGACGTCGCCTCCGGGGTAGAGGGAGTCGAGTCCTCCGCCTCCGCGCTTGCAGGCTCCGACGACCCGGAGGAACTCGACGGAGCGGCCGAGTTTCCCGCGGCCCTCGTACCGATGGTCATGGCGTCGAGCGCGGCGCTGCACTTCTCGACGACGGGGTCCGGGAGCGCGTAGACCTCCTTGCGCTCGGTGAGCAGCCGCTTGCTGTGGTCGCAGCCGGCGTGGTCCCACTCGGGCTGCTCAACGGACGTTCCGACGTCAACGGCCTCGCACTCGCGCATCGCGAAGTACAGGGCGGTGGCCTTGCGCTCGCCGATGAAGACGTCGAGGGTCTCGCGCTGGCGGTACCGGTCCCACAGCTGGGCGAGCAGCTCCTCCCGGGTCAGCTCCATGGCGTCACGGAGAACCTCCGCCTGGCGCTTGGCCTGGCCCTCGGAGATGGCCTTGAGCCAGTCGACCTGGTCCTGGTGGAGGGTCTCGCGGCGGGGGTCGTCCTCGGCCGCGCCAGAGTCGTCGAGCAGCGAGGGGAGCCGCTCCATGCGGTCGCGCCGCTCGCGCCACTCGGGGTCGGTCTCGATGTCGTTGATGACGTCGAGGTAGATCTCGTCGCCCTTGCTCTCCACGATCCGCTGGGCGAGCATCTCCTGCGTCAGGGGAGCCACCTCGGCGTCGAAGCCGAGCTTCTCGGGGGCGTTGGGCTGGCCGAGCGCGTGCATCCGCTCGCTGCGCCGGGCGTTGGCGTCGGCGCGGGCCTCCTGCGTCTCGAACGAGTTGAGCTTGTTGACCCACACCACGATGGGCTTGTGGGTCGTGGGGTCCATCCCGAGGAACACTTCCTTGCCCTCGGAGAACAGGTCGACGATCCGCGTTACGGCTGCACCCATGCTGGTGCCTCTCTGCTAGTTCCAGTTCCAGTTCCAGCCCCAGATGGGGCACCGCCGGCCCGAGGGGTCGATCCCCGAGCCGGCGGTCCGTCAGCGATGTGTGTTGCTCAGGCGTCGTAGACGAGGAGGGTGCCCTCGTCGGACTCGAAGGGGAGGTCGACCGTCAGCTTCTGCTGCACCTGGCCGGTGAAGCCGGGCACCGTGAAGCGGGCGTCGGGCACGTGGATGCGCTTGACCACGTCGCCGGTGTCGGGGTCCTTGATGACGACGTCGAGCACCAGGGGGACCGCGGTGTCCGGGCCGACCGACTGGGTCGCGTCGGTGACGCCCGTGATCTTGCGGACGATGCTGAGCAGCTCGTCGCCCGAACGGGGCTTGATGTTGACGGTGCCGTTGACCGTCGGAACCTCGAAGTCCTGGGCGACCGAGAAGTGGTTGCCGAACTCCTCGTCCTTGTCCAGCGTCACGCGCCAGTCGACGTTGACCGACTGGACCGAACGCAGCTTGTTCGGCAGCGAGCCCGGGATGTCGGTGGGGTCGTAGCCGCCGACGTAGATCTCGATGTCGCGGCCCTTGACCGCGGCCGGCTTGACCGTGGTGTCGGGGTGCACGCTCTGGGGGTAGGAGAGGGCGTCCGGCGAGGCGTAGATGATCCGGATCGTCTTGTCGGCGGCGTAGGTGTCGGTCAGCGTGATCGTGGTGACCGCGGCACCGGACGTCACCGCGCCGTAGGACTCGGTGTAGTCCACGCCGAAGGTCAGCCGGGTGCCGGAGACCGAGACCGAGAGCACGCGCCGGTCGTCGTCGACCGCGGCCTGGTACGCCGGGTGCGCGGTCACGATGGTCTGGCCGGCCGCGCCGGAGCCGGCGGCCTCCTGCACGTAGCAGGGGCCGGCGTTGTAGAAGATCGTGTCGCCGCGCAGGGAGATCTGCTGGCTGGCGTTGTCGCGCAGCCCGAAGCGGTAGGAGACCGACTCCATGTAGAGGTACGGGACCGCGACCGAGTCGGTGACCGCGAACGGGGCGGTCGCTCCGAGGCCAGCCTTGAACTGGCTGGCGATGTCGATGGGGACGCACGTCGCGAGGTCCAGCCCGTCGACCGGGTCGATCGAGGTGACACCGCACATGAGCATCTCGATCTCGGTGCTGACGTCCAGCGAGTTGAGCTGGAACTGGAGGTCCGGCACGTCACGCACGGTGGCGACGGACTTGTAGTTGCCGAGCTCGTAGATCTTCTCGGTGGGGATGTTCAGCTGGCCCGGACCGCCCGTCTGGATGCGGTCGATGAGCACGGTGCCGTTGCCGACGTGGATGATCTGACCTGCCTTGACGGCCATCAGCGGGCTCCTTCCGTACGCCTTATCGGCGCCGGTGGCGCCCTCGACGGAGGACTTCGGCCCCAGCTGGGGGAGGTGCTAGTGGGCTCAACGGCCGTTGGCCCGGGAAGTCGCCGGCGCTCCTCGAGCTGGGCGGCCGGCCAGTCTGATCTCAACGCCCGTTGAGACGAGGTCGTCGGCTGGACAGGCTGGGCCGGTGCGACGTTAGTACCTAAGGGGAGGTCTGCTCAGCGCACGGCGGGCGGCGTGAAGCCCTTCCCGGCCACGACGTTGCCCTTCCCGAACAGCCGCTCCAGATACCCCTGCACAGCGCGCGCCGAGTAGTTCCGGATGTCCGGTCGGGCCTCCTCCCACAGCTGCTTGTAGATGTGGGCAGGCGCGATCTCGCGCTTGACGATGAACAGGTCGTCGCGGCCCATCCGGTGCAGGAAGGGCTCCCGTGCCGTGCGCAGGCCGGGGAGGCTTCCGTGTCCGCCGGGCTGGGGGTAGGGCACCCGGCCCTTGGGGAACAGGAAGGTGCCGACGAACGGGTGGCGCCACACGGCGGCGGAGCCCTCCTCGAAGGTGCGCCAGTACTTCGCGTTGGAACGGTCCAGCCAGTCCGGCCGACCGATCCCGACGAACTCCTTGGTGACGACCGTGTTCTCTCTGGAGACTGACGTGCGCTCCAGCCGCTTAGAGCTGGCCGCAGCGCGCTTCCCGAAGTTGACGCGGGTGGCGATGAGCAGCCCCAGTCGAACCGAGAGCATCTGAGCCAGCACGCGGTTCTCGTTGTACTGCCCCTGGGCGCCCTCGCTGGTGTACTGGCCGAGCGCGTTACGCAGGGCGGGGGAGGGGGTCACCTCGAAGCGGACCTGGAGCCCGTCAGCCACGGCCGACCTGCTTGGCCAGGGAGGAGAGGTTGGCGTCCATGCGCGTGAGCGCGGCGAGGGCTTCCTGGTTCACCACTCCGCCGTCGTCGACCGCGGACTTGAGCACGTCCAGCGCGGTGTCGTGGTACTGGGTCAGGGCGCTGACGATGCGGTGTCGGAGGGCCTTCTGCTGGGACTCGCTCAGGTGTGGGTAGACCTCGCGCTCGACATAGGTCATGACGCTGCCGAGCGCGCGCTTGCGCTGCTCGCCCATGAGGTTGCGGATGAACTGGTTGGCCATCAGTACTGGACCTCGGGGAAGTAGACCTCGGCGGTCACCTTGACGACCTGCCAGAACACGGGGAGCCGCACCTCGGGGCGGACGATCTCGACGTCGCTGAGCTCGCAGGTCCAGCCGTCGATGGGGTCGCCGTCGGTCTGGTCGACGACGCTGATGTGTCGGCGCGTTCCGGGGAAGCGGCCGAGCAGGGTGTCGCGGACGTCGTTGGCCAGCGCCGTGCAGGCGGCGTACGTCGGCTGGAACAGGTCGACGAAGATGGGGTAGTCCTGGCGTGACGTGGGTCCGCCGAGCTCCTGCTCCTCGGGGTAGAGCTCGGGTCCGAGCGTGATGCTCACGGTGCCCGGACCGACGCCGTCGGCGAGGCGGTCGGCGGCGATCGCGGGGGCGTCGGTGAAGGTGACCGGCGCGGCGAACCGGGGCCCGAACGGGAGGTTGGTGTCGTCGTCCCAGTCGAGAATGGCGAGCTGGGCCGTGACGATGTTGGTGACGGTGGCCAGCACGTGCCGGCTGGCGTGGCGCGGGTAGGTCATCGCTCGTTCTCCGCCTGCGCCCAGACCTGCCAGACGTCGATCGAGCCGAGCGCGACCGGGGGCTGGGTCTCGCTGCGGATGTACTTGTCTCCGCCGGCCACGATGTAGAGAAAATCCTTCACCTGCTGGTATTCAGGGTCGAGCAGGGTGACGACGATGTGGGTGGCCGAGACCTGGCCGAAGGTCTCGATCACCTCGGCGCCGTTGTAGAACTCCACGGCGCACGGGACCTGCACCTTGGTGGTGCTCACGACCCGCTTGACCGTGGGGTCGAAGGGAACGCCATGGAGGTCGAGCGCGGCCGGAGTGTCGACGATCGCCTTGGGCAGGTAGAAGGTCGCGCGGTCCTCGGTGCGGGTGGGCTGCCCGAACCCCATCGCGGTGTGCAGCCCTTCGAGCACCGCCGCCTTGTCGAAGTCGGGGGGCGTGAAGTCCTTGGACACGGCCTACCTCCACTCGTGCGGGTAGAAGCCGCCCCACGAGGCCATGGCGCACTCGCGCGCGAGGTAGTTGTCGAACACCGTGGCCAGCCCGGCGCTGGCGCGAGCAGAGCCCTCTGCGTTCCGGATGATGTCCTTGAGTCGGTCCTGGAGGAACTTGAGCTCCTGGGTGAGCACGGTGGCCGCGCTGCCGGTCTCGAACTCGACGGGGCCGGCCTTGTAGCGCTGGAGCGTCTTGAGGTTGCGCAGCTGGGCGCGAATGGTGCGGATGCTGGCGTAGATCACGATGAGCGCGCCACCGGCCGCGGACAGGTCGGGGCTCGCATCCCAGTCGCCGGCGTTCTCGGTGAGCGTGGTCGTCTTGAAGAACCCGAACAGCTGGGCCTCGGCGAAGCCGTCCGCCAGGGAGCCGACGAGGTCGGCGGTGGTCGCGTCGGGGAAGACCGTGTCGAAGGCTCCCGGCACAGCCAGCTCCCGCTTGAACGCGGGAACGAGCGTGCTGATCTGGGTCGTCACGTCTGAGACTTCGGCCAAGCGTGGAGAGGCCCGCCCCTGCGGCAACCCAGCGCATCAGGGACGGGCCTCGTAACGCCACCCCGGGCGGTCTGACGGCGACCCGAGATGGCGTGCCCTACACGGTGACCGTACGGTCGCCGCGAGCCTCAGCATTCGAGGGCGTGTCCCCCCCCAGAGGCCACTGCTGCTCGATGTAGAGGTCGAGGAAGTCGATCTGGCTCTTGGACGCGTCGGCCTCGGAGACCATGCCCTTGAGTCGACGGACGTTGACCTCCGACAGCGACTTCACCGCGTCCTCGAAGTCGCTGTCCTTGAGGTCGTAGAGAGCCTTGAGGTCGGAGTCGAGGAGGGCCTGCTCGGTGTCCGGCAGCTGGCCGTCCTCGCCGGGCGCCGGCTTGGGTCCGCCGACCTGGACCAGCATGCCGTTGCGGAACGGGTTGTTCTGCCGGTACCGGACCTGCTCCTCGATGAGCACGCGCTCCTCGGTGGTCAGCCGGAGCCGCGCCCCCTTGCCGCGGATGCTCATGGTCTGCTCGCGTCCTCGGCTATTCAGGACCACGACCGAGACTCGACCCTCGATGGTCGACTCCCAGATCTCCTTCTCGCCGGTGGCGAAGCTCTGCGCCATTGCGTCCTCCTCGTGTGCGCTTGGGTCAAGCAGATCACGAGCCGCAAGGACTTCTAGCGTCGACGGAGCAGTGGATCTTTTTTGGCAACGCCCGTTCAGACGTCGTGCATCTTGCGGTGCCGCCGTTCCTCAAGCGGGTTGCGGAACGGCCATTGGCGTCCAGTCGCCATCACAGCGCCGCAGTAGAACGAGGCGACCGTGATGATCGCCAGCCAGAGCACGATCCACATACGGCCGATGTTACGCCGCGTGGTCGACCGTCACGGTCGATCCCTCGCGCAGGCCCCAGCGCAGCGCGGCGGCCTTCGTCGCCTTCACCGGCTCATCGCCGGGCTTCTGCTGGGCGATGACCTGGCCCGAGGGCACCACGATCGCGGTGACCAGCGCGATCACGGCGCCGAGAAAGGCGAGGATGCCGCCGATCTGGGCGTCGGAGAGGTCCACGCCGAACAGCACCAGGAGGCCGAGGCCGGAGGTGATGGCGCCGAGCACGAGGTTCGGCACCGAGAGGAGCCGGTTGAGCAGGCTCATCGGATCAGCGCCTTCGCGCCCACGAACAGGATGTCGATCCACAGCGTGATGAGGATCAGCAGGAGCAGGACCTCGGACTTGGACCAGGTCATGACAGGATCACCACTTTCTGAGAGGGGTTGGCTGCCAGCAGGCGCTGGCCGCGAGGCGTCTTCATGAGCTTCTTGGCCACGCGCTCGACGTCGGCCATGGTCACCCCGTCGTTCAGCTCGATGTGCATCTGGTCGAGGCGGTTGTGGTAGTCGCCGCCCCAGCGGATCGTGCCGTCGTAGATCTTGAGCAGCTTGTGCATGGTCGCGGTGTCCGCGTCGTCGAAGGTGTCGCGGCCCAACGGGTGCTTGATGGCGTCGAGGTCGAGCGCGGTCCCGCTGGAGTGGTTGCTCAGGACGGTCGAGTAGCCGCGGACCGGCCGGAACGCCCAGCCCCAGTCGTCGACGATGCCGCCGTCGATGTCCTCGATCATGCCGTCCCAGCGCATCGCGCAGTGGCAGAGCACGAAACCCGCGGAGCCGCGGTGGCAGCGGAGGTGGACGTAGTCCTTCTCGTGGTCGGCCACGGGCAGGACCCACGTGTACAGCAGCGACGAGGAGTTGCTCGCGATCGCCGGCCAGCCGTTCTCGCTCCTGCTCATGACGAGTACTTCGGCCCGAGAGCGCCCGAACATGGACAGAACCCCCGGGACTGTGGTCCCAGGGGTTCTGTGTTGAGCGGCGGGGCGAGGTCAGACGCTGCCGTCCACGATGCGACGGGCGCGGTCCGGGTGGTACACGAGGCCACCGCAGTCCATCCGGCCACGGATGTGCCGGTAGTCCACCGTGTTCTCCTCCCACGACTTGCTCTGCATGCCGCCGTACTTCGCGAACAGACCGACGGTGCCGCCGAAGACCCAGAGCTCGTTGTCCGGGATGTAGGAGGCGTCGTTCTCGTCGGTGTAGTTCTGGATGCGCACCACGTTGGCGCCGCGGTAGACGCCGATGCGCCCCAGCCGGCGGATCTCCGAGGTGGCCTCGGGGTCGAACAGAGCAGAGGCGTCGGTGATGACGTCGCTGATCTTGTCGATCATCGTGGCCCGACCGAGGATCGTGATCGGAGGCATCGTGCCGTTGTTCGGCTTGACGGCGTCCCACACCTCGCGCAGCGCGGTGTCGAGGTCGTCCTTGGTCATGCCCGTGGTCGCGTTGACGTAGTAGGGCGAGGACGACGGGATCGCTGCCTGGAGCAGCTGGAACATCCGGCGGTTGACCTCGGCGTCGAGGCGCTGCATGGCGAGGTCCGCCAGCTGCTCCAGCGTCTCGGCGTAGTTCGCGCGCAGCTTGTCGGCGAACTCCGAGACGTGGAAACCGATGGTGTCACGGGGGACCGTGAACCGCTCGGTCTTGAGCTGGGTCTCGTCGATGTAGCCACCGCGGGCGGTCCAGAAGACCTGCATGCCCCGGCGCTCC